ACAATGGATTATCTCCTGAATACTCATAAAAGAATTAGATTTAATATTAGACAAGATAGAATGTATCTTGATGTTGATTGGGATAATTTAAAGAAGGATGAGTTTATCATTCTTGAATGCTACAGAGCATTAAATCCTAATGACTATACAAGAGTATATAATGACCCATTCCTTAAGAGATATTTGACTGCTCTTATCAAAAGACAGTGGGGTCAGAACCTTATCAAATTCACTGGTGTAAAACTACCTGGAGGCATTGAATTCAATGGAAGGCAACTCTTTGATGATGGTCAAAGAGAACTTGATGAAATCAAGGTTGAAATGTTAAGTAAGTATGAGTTACCACCAATGGATATGATAGGTTGATATTATGCTCAATCCATATTTTCTAAACAACTCTAAGCAAGAGCAGAATCTCATACAAAGTCTGGTCAACGAACAGTTGCAGATGTATGGGATTGAA